ACAGATCCACCTACTATATTAATTTTATTAAATTCAAATGCTCCACTATCTACATCATCAAATTTAAAAGGTAAGGATTCTTGTTTTTCTTCATCGTATAAATAAGTATAATGAAATTCATATTCCCCAGAAGGGAAACCCTCTAATCCCGGATTTTTTGCTTTAATAGGAGTTGACCAATAAACGTCTGGAGCATCTGTACTAGAATTTCCCGTTCCATAAGAACCTCCCGATTTTTGTTGCGCAGTTAAAGAAAAATTTTTAATAGATTCTTCAAAATCAAGATCAGATGTAGAGAAGTTAGATCTATTTGCAACAAGAATATTCCAAGAATTACTTATTAAATCGGAAGAATAAAATTTCCAAAGAGCATTATTACTAGAATTGTCACTAGCGTTTAATGAAATAAAGTCTAATTCTTCTAATTCTGAAGAAGAAATATAAACACAAAAAATAAAAGATTCATCATCTCCTAATTCTGTTATTAATTCAGTTCCACTATCATTATGATTTAATGTAATAATATGTTGGGTTTTATTAGAATCACCAGTTGCTAAAATAACATTGTTTCCTAAAACTGGATATATAGTTGATTCAGCAGGTTCAGACAATGAACAATTGAAAGGAGACGATGAGTTTCTAGACCAAGCAGTTACATCGTTTTCAAATACTTCATTATGTTGAATCCCTACTCTTAGATTAACGGACGAATGAACAATAGGTTCTCTTGTCCCACTTCCATCTGCTATATTCCCATCATACTCAGAATTAGACGAATTTATTGTATCTCCATCAGATCCAACTTCAGGATCAGATATTAAACATTTTCCAGATGAAGGTTTTTGTATAGATTGATTTTCAGAAATAAAATTATTAATAAGCCCAGAAGATGAATTTAAACTTTTAAATAAAGTTCTATTTACATATCCATACCAAGCACCAGAAACAATAAGATCTCCATCTCCAATTCTTAATACTCCATCTGAAGAATAAAATACAGGATTGCTTGTGTCTAAAGATATTTCTGCTGTATTCCATGCTCCACTATCTTTTACATCAAAACTATTTCCTCCATCGTCATAAACAAAAATTAAAGATTCGTTAGATGAAGAATTATCGCTGATTTTATTATCAGAATCCATAACAAATAAACCTTTGTTATTTAATAATGATATTGTATTAGACGTTGAAGCAGTTGATACTCCACCAAGAAGTTCAATTTTCCCAATATTTTTTATTTTAACATCTTTTATATCAGGAGATTGGATTTCAGAAATGTCTCTAGGGTCTGCATTTGTATTTAGTCCACCATGAAACCCTTCTATCTTAAAGGTTTGTTTAGGCATTTGATTCTTCGTACTCTATATCTTCTATAATATATTGTTGAGCATTCTCTGGTAATTCACATAAACTGCAATCACTTTCAGAAAAATCTATTTCAGAATTAGAATCATGGTCAAAGACATCTAATCTTAATCCACCTTCTTTGCTTTCTAGTCTTTCAAAGTTATTGTCTATTCGTAGGTCTTCTTGGTATTGTTCCGATAAGGGACGAGCCTGTTCAATATACCTTTCCTTTTTTTGCATCCTCCACACTCCTTTATTTTACCACGACTAACAGTTTGTATAATTTTACCAACTGTGTCGCCTAATCCTTTATCGTTACCAAATAAATCTATTTTAATTCTTTTAGACATTAGTAAGAAGATTTCGTCATTCTAGCTGGCATAGATCCACTTTTCTTCATTTTCTTGCCCATTTTCTTAGAACCATAACTCATGCAATCTTGCATACTCTTATATCCTAACTTTTTCCAATCTACACTACATTTTGCTTTACCCGGCATAATTTACCCCTTTTTTGTTTTTTGTGTTCTATCAAGTATACTATCTCTTGATTTGTAACCTTGTTGCCTTGTTGTTTTACTTCTAATAGAATGCATAACTTTACATTGTCTTCTATCGCCATTTGTTTTAGCTTTTTTCATACACTCTATTAATCTTTCCGATGCGCTACCTTTTGATTTTTTCATATTATATTTCCTTCTTGTTCCTCCAGTTTTAAGAACTTTTCCTCTACCTGTGTCTGGAGATGATACATCAGATAATCCAAATACGTCAGCCATTATTTCCAACTAATTCTTTTAGTGCTTGTTTTCTTTTTCATTGCAGAAGTACATTGAGACATTGTAGGTCTACAAGCTGGGTATCCTTTTCGTTTTTCACCTTTACGTCTACCACAAGGTTTTCCTGTTTTACAATCTACCCAACCTTTACCTTGATTGCGAGAAAACCATTTCTTTAATCCTTCTTTTGCCATTACTTCTTTTTTCTATGAGGGATCATTTGAACCTTAAAAGATGCATTTAAACTTGCTCCTTTATGTGCTTTATAACCACCTCTAGGATTTTTCATTAACTTTACACCTTTTCCAGATTTCATCCAATGATAACCTTTAGGAGCTTTTACATTTTTATTCATAACTACTTCTTCTTTTTTACACCAGTAATACAAAATCCTTTTTTATAAACTCCACCTTTTTTATTACAAGCAGATTTAGCTTTTATTGTTTTACCAACTTTTACAGCTCCCTTTGCAATTTCAGCTGCAGTTAAAACTGCTCCAATTGGAGGTATAGCTTTTTTTAAAAGAGATTTACCTGCTTTTTTTGCAACTTTTTTTACAACTCTTTGTTTCATAGCTTTTGGAATGGATTGTTTCCCTTTATCAAATTTTTTCATTCGATAACCTTTTGGCTTGCTTTTCATTTTTGTTTTCCTTTTTTCTTTGAGTTACCCCAATTAGCAGCTCCAACTTTACGACATTTAACTAATGCTCCTGAAGCATATGCTGATGGCCAGACTTTATATCTAGCTTTTACTTTATGATAACAAGCATCTTTTTTAGACATTTAACATTTCCACCTTCTCCTAGCTGCGCAGATTCTTTTCTTAGGTGTCTTTTTGCAACTTATTCCATGCATTCTCATTTGACCTGCTGATCTACTACAATAGGATTTTCTTCTTTTAGCAGATTTACTTCCCGGTTTTACTTTACCAGTTACTGCTGTTTTTAATTTAGAACCCGGATTCATTCTTCTATAGGCACGAACACCAGTAGCTGTCATTCCCGCTCCAGATTTAGTAGATCGAAAATTCTTTTTATTCTTTGCTGGCATTTTACCTTTAGACATTTTACATCCCTTTTGGTTTAGTAGAAAGAGTTCCTTTTTTCATTCTATTTAATCTATATCTAGTAAACTCTTGTGGGGACATAGAAGATTCTTTTGATTGTTTTTTCTTTTTAACTTTATCTATGCACTTATCTGCACTTACATCATATGATTTGCCTTGAAGTCTACACTTAGCAGATGATAACATTTTTTTTATTGGTTTAGACATTTTACAATCCCATCCTTACTAATACTTTTTCCAACTTACTTCTTAAATCAGTTATTTCTGAGTAAAGAAATTTAATATGTTTATCTGAATTAGAACTTTTTGATTTAGAATTTAAAACTACTTTTTTATCGCCTACTTTAATTTCTTTTTTATTAGCCATTTTATTTGCCTTTAATCATTCCAACTACTAACGATTGAATTACTTCTACTAGTTCTTTAAACATCTTACCTTCTTTTTCTTCATTAACAAAAGGTATGTTTATTTTATCATTTAAAAGTTTTGCAAGTTTATCTGAAAAATCATCTGAAGCAATATGCCCAACTGCTTGATCTTGCATTTTATCAGCTTGCTCTTCTGCTAATTTTACTAACATTGATTTAATGTCCATTACGACTCCTTTGTTTTTTTAATTTTATAATATAAATATATAATATTCATTATTCCAATTATAATACCCAATACATATGGAAGTAAATCCATAAATAATAATGCTCCACTTCCAACACTTCCAAGAGAAACTTTTAAACTATCCATTAGTTTACACTATCCGATTGATCTTTTGAACCTTGACCGTTATTAAACCAAGATATTTGTTGAATTTCATCTTTTTGTTGTTCTCTTATTTGATTATTAATAACAATAGAATATAATAAATCTAAGTGTTTTATTAAAGAACTAACAGCTGGTATTTCTACAATTACCTTTTTTTCTTTTCTTTTTTCTTGTTGTATATTATATATATCTACTAATTTCATTATCTACCACCATTTCCGTTCATTCGTGACATTATGCCATCCATCCTTGAAAGTTGTTTTTCCAAATCTGCTATCGATTCCATAGTTTGCTCATATCGCCTATCTCTAACTGCATCAGATTCATTCCATCTACTAATTAATTTGATTATCATTCCTTCCATATTATTAATACTTTCAGATTGACCTTTATTTTCTATTTCTAAATTTTTTAATGATTCTTGCTGAGCTGTTGATTGTTTTGACAAAGATATAACAAGGTACATAAACATAATACCTACTACGCCTATCATTCCTGCTTCCCCATACACTGCCATAAAATCCATTATTTACTCCGCTTTTTTTTACCCCAACTCATTGGATTGAGGTTTATTTCTTTTTCGTAAAACTTCACTTTTTCTGCCAACTCTTCTCGCTCAATCCTTTCTTCCAAGATATGTTTACTAAGTAAATTCCCAATGCGTTTATCTGCATCAGCAAAATTAGTTTCAAGTGTTCCCAATCTAGTCTCAATCCTATAGTAACCATACACGAGAGTGCCAACAAGAATAAGAATCTGCCCAAACCACTTAAGGTTAATACTGACAACAGCATTGTCATCCACAATGCCACCTCTATAACTTCTAGCAGTTTTGACTTCTTCACTCATTTCTTCCTTACTATTTCCCATTGATTATGTGTAAAACACCACATATCTTTATCAAATCTAACATGATCTGAAAAAAAATGAGATGTAGAATCTTGATCTACTACTTCAACAAATGTATACATAGAGTCTTCTGGACTTAATTCAAAGTTTCCAATTGACCACCCATTTGAACAACTACTTAACATAAGTGTAGTAAACATTAATATTATAACTCGTGCTAACAACTTCAAAGTCTCCATTTTTTAATTTTATTATTGTATTATTCATAATTTTATTATTACATGGTTTACTAGTTTATGCTTACCGACAATTACTCTACCATTACTAGTAGTATGTTTATCTTCGCACTTACTAACATATAATTCTTCTATTGTTTCCCAACTATTGCTTCTTCTTTCTACTTCTCCATCTATAGTTAAGAAGTATTTATATGATGAAGGGTATGTCAGGGTCTCAGTTGTACCATCTGGGTAACTCTTTGTACGAGTAGCACCGGGAGTAGTATTCCTGTATACCTTAATATCATGACCCTGAGCACACCTTCGAATCAACATTAAGCTACTTCTACCTCTTCAGGTTTAGCTAATGATTCTCTAAGCATATTGATAAACGCTTCCTTA